CCATGTTCAAAGCGTTCTGCGCATCTACTTGGTCAATCTCAGCACCGTCAAAGGCTGTAAGTAGTTCATCAATATCACCTTCGGCAGTATTGTTGTACTTGATAGGATTGCCCATAAAATAGCCTGTAGCCGTGTCTGCGATATCCTTGGCATGATTGGCTACTGTCTTGTAATTGGGTGCGTTCTCGTTGCGTCTCTTGTGATTTAAGATAGCATGCTCACCCAAGTAGTAGCTTTTAAGTTTCTTCAAACGTGAGCCTTCAGTGCTATGTTTCGTTATCAATTTGTAAATCAGATCTTTCTTCAAAGAACCCTCATCATATCCATCTCGTGGATAGGTTAAATATTGGTACATGTCTTTCCTCTCTATAGACCATAATCAGAACGTCTGCGGACGGTTGCTTTTGGTTGTGAATGTTGCGAATAAATCGCATAACGCACCGCATCTAGCCTGTCTTTTCGTTCCAGATGTATTGATAGACTTCATCTTTGAACTTGCTGACCTTGTTCAATACAACAAAAAAGCGCCCAGCTTTCATCAGCTTGGCTACTTCTTCAATACCAGACAAGACCGCTTTATTAGCGTTGAATGTTCTTAATTGTTCTCTTTGAAATCTTGCAACGTGTTCAGGTCGTGCGCTATCTGCCCAAAATGTAATATTTCCGTACCGTTCCTTGATATTCTTAGCGAGATCTACCCAAAAGTCTATCTCTTTGTACTGATGCGCATGTTCCTCTAACAAATAAACTGAACCGTCGGGTGTCTCTCCAATAACAACGATTGAGCCAAAGTGTTCATATCCCCAGTCAATGCCGGCATATACTTTAGTGATATCTTCTGGTATATTATCCACAAACATATTCTCGCTAAAATCACGATATACAACACCCTCGCCGGTTACCCACAAACCAAGGATGTCTCGGTCATAAAATACACCAGCTGGTGTGGCATTCTTGATATTCTCACGGTATCTATCAGACATGAATGTATTATCATCTAACTTAAAATGAAAGTCTATGATCATATCGTCTCCAGAGTTGATATAATCCCGTCTGAGCCAGTGTGTCGGGATGTCTGGGTTGCTATCCCAAACAATCCTTGCGCCTTCTCCTGAGCAACGTGAGATGATTTCTTTGAATACTTGTTCATTAGCAAGAGACGCCTCGTTTATGTAAGCTCCAAAAGCAGTGAAACCACGGGCACGCTTTAACCCAGAAATAGAACCAGTATAGACTTGAACTACCTTTACACCACCAAGGGTAAAAGCTCCATGCTTGTCGTATTTGAGTTCAATATCAAACATGTTATACAGTTCCTGAATGATATTGTTTTGTATCGATGTTGAAGATGTTCCAGCTAAGATATACATCGGCTCATCTATGTTTAATCTATCCGCTGTTTCTCTCACTCGTGCAATCTCATTCATGAAGGCCATGTTGTTTAAAACAGTTTTACCTGAACGTTTTGCACCATGGAGACCACAGATAAAAAAATCATCATTCAATATTCGTGTAAGCACTTCTTCTTGTCGTTTTGTAAATTTATTTGTCGTCAAAAGCACCTCTCAAAGCCTTAGCAAACTCTATCAATTTATCGTCTTGTTCATTATCCACACCGATTTGTGATTTTAGCTTTTCGATTTCAAGTTCTAGTTTCTCAGCTTGTTTAGCAGTCGGATAACGCTTCAATATCTCAGCTATTGCTTTAATAACCGTGTTATTATCTGCCTTTTTCGTAACTCTATCCACCTCACCAGTAACAGGGTTCATCATTAAAACTTCTTCAAGTCGCTTGCCTCTTGCGATGTCAGAAAGAATTGAAAGGGCCTCTTTGGCACTCAAAATATTCTCATCGTGCATCTTTTCGGTTTCGGTTTGTATAAACGTTTTAACGCTTGCATTTTCTAGCAATTTACTAGCAGTTGTTTTAGCATACGCTTCACTATAACCAGCGAATATTGCGGATTGATAGACATTTCCAGTCCTCAAATACTCGCTCGCAAACATCTTTTGTCTTTGATTTAACCCAATGTCCATCACCTCCTTTCAAAAATCAAAAAAGCCACACGATGTGTGACTTTTTAAAGACCTCTCTCTGCGAATTAAAATCGCAATTGGAACGACAGGATTCGAACCTGTGACATCATCCGTCTACCATATATCCATTAACCAGCATGAGACTACTGCTTTAAGCGAGTGACTTTTGATAACTTATAGTTTATTATCTTGTCCACAAATATTCCTACTTGTATCACTCATGCACGATTGGTTAGACCAATCACTCCTTACATCGCAAACTACTAAGCCATTTTTCAATTAACGAAGACCCCGCTAAAAGTCTAAGCTGCTTTACTCTTTGACTTTACTCTCATCCTTGCGAGACTTGAGCAGGCAATCTAATTGCCGAAGTACACTTTCGTTTACGACGGGCGATGACTTTTGCTTTTTTCATCTTTTATCTATCACAGACACGCATCGCCATGTGTTTCATCCTCTTTTGAAGAACAAAATGCACAGCGCCTGCTTGTTATCGATTGTTTTGCGGACAATCGACTCACCTTACATACTTTTGGGAGGCGCCCAATTTTTGTAAGATATGGTATTAAGCTCTTGTTGCACCTCGAACCAAATACCTTTTTCCTCTTATAGACTCGTTTCACAGCCAAACTGCCACGTTTGCATTTCCTCAGCACCTTGCCGTTGGAATCTCTCTGCTTTAACTTCGCCTACCTATTCCAAAAACTGAAATAGTTAAGATTAAATTGCTTAGATTGACCATTGCTGGCAGGGTGTTTGATAGATTTAAAAACATCCTTTTCCTGAGTTGCCACAGATTATCTAGGCTAAGCCCTAAAAATGCAAGGCGACTACTACCTTACGTGTTAATTAGTAATCAATTTGAAAGTTTTCCTTTTTTTATTTTTTTGTAGTCTTTAACGGCGATGTCCGGAATCGAACCGAAGGAAACATAGGAGAGAAACCACTTACCTGTCACCGCCAAAACGAGGCCGAAGCCTCAGAAATAAAATGAAAAATATAAAGGAGACGTCAATTGACCTATCACTTGACAATACTATTTTATCACGTAAAATAAGCCATTTCCTAGCAATTTACTTGCAAATATCTCCCAAAAATTTACGAAAGACAATTAACTTACCTTTCCGATAGGCTTCCGCAAATTCCAAAGCACCTCTACTGAGCATGCGGTAGAACTCACTCTCAGAATAACCTAAATCCATATAGATAGCCTTGTCTGATAATTGGATTTTCATATCCATGTACTTCTTTGCGATAACCTGCCGAACGTATGGATCCATAATGCAGTTCACAGCTCTCTCAATTTCCAAAACCTCTGCTTCTGCATCCACATGCCTGATAACCATATTCTCGGTAGCTGTATTCTTACCAGTAAATGTCTTTGGCTCAAATGAGTAGGTCGTTGTGATTTTAGGCAAATACTCAGCGCCTGCCATTCGGACATACGAGCGATAACTCTCTAGAACATCATAGACATTTTTCTTGGTAAATTGCACGTCAACTCTTTTTAATAACCTCACAACATAGCTCCTTTATGATATAATATTTTTATCGGATATATCACAAAGGAGTCAGCTGTGCTGGCTTTTTTCTTGCCTTGCTCCGTTTTTTTATCTTTGAAGCCTAGTCCTTATAGCTAAATCAAAATAGTTATCAGGATATCTTTTCATGACGGTCATACAATCTTCGTTAAGAAATAATTTCAAATCATCACCTCATCCCCTATTCTGATTTTCTCAAATTGTTCTCTAGTAACCACAAAAATCCCATAATCTCTAATAGTCACTGTATACAACTTCCCATGTCGTCCTTTCTCGACGACCTTACCGAATATCTCAGCGTCTGCGTTATCTGCCTTATAGATAACCCTCGGCTTGTTCTCTTCCAAATCTCGAATCCTATCCATCTGCCAGATGTTTAGTCCAGCAGATAGAAGAATCCAGATTGCGATAAATCGTTTCATTCTGTAATCTCCTCAAAATAACTATGAAATTTACTTAAATTGACAATAGCGACCTCTTCGACAAAATGTTTTTCGATATCAAAGTCTGGA